AATAACGCCGTTGTAATCTCCGTTGTCTTTACATGATACTTCTGTAGTATTTAATGTCACACTAAGAGAGTGAGATGTTGCAAAACCAACTGGCTTATCACCTATGAAAACCATAAGAGTTGAACCTTTTACAATTTCACTGTAATTTCTGATTCCTGCCATAATTAATTATGTATATATTTTTGTGTTTTTCTTTTTATGTTTTTATTCTGCTTGTATTGTAAATGTTAATTCTTCAACAAATGCATCATTTTCTACTGTATATTCTGATACATTCTGAAGCATTATAGGCTCTATATTTATATTTTCGTTTTTTAAATAAAAGCCTTCTAAACTATGTCTAACTGCATTAGCTAACTCCAAACATTGGATATAATCATTAGAAACACAAGTTACAACATATGTTATTGTATTTGTCCAGCCCATACCAAATTGTAGATCTTTTGTATATGTTACACTTAAAGATTGTCTTGAATGAACAATGAAAGGAAAAGCTAATGTGTCAGGCTGTAATAAAGGGAATATAGCATGTTCTCTATCTCCTATGATTGCTTTTATTTCTTGTGAATCTTCTAATGCCTTTTGTATATGTTTGGAAATTAGCAATGTATTATCTGCCATTATAATTACATATGTATTTTAATTAAAATAGTACTTTTTATTCGTAGCATTCATGGACGTATTGTGATATAACGTCTCGCATAATACTAACAATATAATCTTTACTATTATCAACTGTATTGTTGAAGAAATGAGTTCCTGTAATATGTCCTAAAAAACGTTTCTTTTTAAGTTTCTGTCCTTTATATGTTTTCTGATAACGATCTCTTGTGTCATTTTCAAAAAATCTTGTACGGAAAGTACCTGAGCCTTTCTTTCTGTTACCCATCGCATTGACGTTAAGTGACGCACCATCAACACGTGTAAAACCAATAGCATCAACCAATGTGTCTGTGTATTTCGGATTATGAGATGCTGCTTTAGGAATAGATGAGACGAGTGACTGTCTTAACCTATCTCTTAATGCATATGCAGCACGATAAAGGGCTCGTTTTTCTGCACGAGGAAGTTGCTCTTTCATTTCCTCTAAAGGACCTAGAAGTGAACCAGAGATCTTAAAACTTATTCCGTCTGCCATATTACCAACCTAATTTCCAATTATTTTTAATATAGTAATCTAATTCTTCAACAAAAACGAACTTCTTTACTCCGTCCTTACTTATATGTTTTCTTTTTCTACCATACATTGCGCTTTTTTCTCCTTTATGAGCTTCCGATTGTTTCTTTTTATATTCAGGGTCTTTTCCTCTCAACATTGCTGCTTCATGCATTCTAAGTTTTGTTTCTTCTGAATGATGTTTATTCTTAAAAGGGCTTGGCTTTCCTTTTAGTGCTTCAGAAATTTTTGGTCTTGGTACACCCTTTAATGCTTCAGAAACTTTGGGGTTTGGTACACCTTTTTTTGCTTTTGAGATTTTTCTACACCATTCTTCTGTTCTTGGAACTTCTCTTTGATGTTGTTGTGTTAATGGATTATTTCTGTTTTCTTTTACTGTAACCCATCTTAAATTATCATATCTATTATTAGTTTTAATAGTATCAATATGATCTACACAGGGTTTATTTTCATGATTAGGAACAAATAATTCTGCTACTGCTCTATGTAAATAATATGTTCCAAAACATAAATATCCATGATTCAAATAACAATCATATTTTTTGTTATTTTTCTTTACATTGCCTAGATTACTAACTTCGTATTTTACACGTGGGCCTAAATGATAAATTTTCCAAATTTCTTCCATATTATAAAGTATTTTTATTATAATATAGATTACTTTGGTTAAACATTTATAAGCTGACAAATAATTTCTATGTCATTGTAGTACTTGTTCTTGTTAATAGACAATATCTTGTAACGCTTTCCTTCATATTCAATCTGGTCGGTCTCAACTACGGGCACGTAAGCTCTAACTATGAATGTTCTATTGATAGGGAAATATACCTCACCTTCAGAAACAGTCAAATTCTCAGAATTGAAACGAACATAGGCACGTGTATGATATTTCAAATTATACGATGTCTGTATTGTTCCGTATTCTGTCTTTATAGTTGTCAATTCATAGATATCTATTGGGTCGCGCAATAATGCTGAATTCATGGTGATACAAGATATTTTTATAATAAGTATGAAACATCCTTATGATGTTGATTTATTTATAAGATCTATATAGTTTTAAAATAGTGAATATAGCGTTTGGAATGTCATTAGATTCTCCTGACGAACCACGTTGCTGTGAATATACATAGTCGCACAACATTCGCATTGCATGTCTAACACCAGCTGGCAAGTCTCCATTCTGTGCTACCAATTCATCTAATGAACAATCAATTAAATTTGATGTTAGATCTTCTACTGATTCACCTAGCAATTCAAGGAATTCATCATCTTCATGGAAGTCAGCATCCACATTCAATTGTTTCTTGATTTCGTCTAAAGTGAGATATTGCATTTTAATGATTTATGTATTTCAAAAAATAAGGGGTTGGGGTAAATTTGTCCCCAACCCCGAACAATATTAAAGAAAATGAAAAGTTGTGTATTTTGATCGAACTCATACCTGAGTTCTACGCTCTAGTTCAATTTCTTAGTCTACGTTACCGAATTCGAATGCTTCAGGACGTAATACTTTAGCATCGAAGAATGCGTTGATAACAAGACGAATACATCCTTTAGTTGCTTGAGTATATGGATCTACAGTGATTTCGATATCACCCCAAGAACCGATTGCTAAGTAATTGAAGTCACCATAAACAAATTTCTTTGTTGATACATTAGAAGTATTGATCATTGGTGTTCCATCAATTTGATTAGCTTCAAGAACCATACCTGTAGCGTTAGTGCCCTTAATCATTGAACGGAAAGTAGCCTTAGCAGTGTTACCCATTAAGTATTTCTTTTCGCCATTGATATTAGCATCGTCAAGAGCAGCTTCAAATGCGCAAAGACCTGCATAGTCATCGATGTTAGTTTCAGAAGCGTTGTAGAAGATACCTGCAGGCTTTGTTGTGTCACCAGCATTAGCACCAAAAATTGTAGCTTCTAATTTGTCGTTAAGAGCATTAACAATATCTCTACGGATTGCAGCTTCAACACCGATTGTGTCTTGAGCAATTAATTGCTTAGAGATATCTACATAAGCAGAAAGACGTTTTGGAGAAAGTTTAACTGTTGTGAATGTGTTGCCAGTTGCACTTGCATCGTCTGTTTCACCTTCCCATGAAACTTGTCCTTTACCCATGATAGGAATTTGAACGTCACCCTTTGGAAGACCGCTATACCAACGTGTTCCAAGTTGAGCTAAAACTGATTTAGCATATAAAGGTTCTAAGATACCTTCAATTTCAGTTTCAATTACTTCATCGTGTACACCAGCATCGCCAGTTACTTGCATTACACGAGTTTCTGCATTGATATTAAAAGACTTTTGGTTGTTATCAATTGCATTTCTAATTTCTTTAATTAAAGAAGTCTTTTTCATTTTATTTCTTTTGTTATTTTTTTCTGTGTCTTTTTCTTTTTCATCATCTTCCTCTTCATCTTCAGGAAGTTCTCTTTCGTATTCAGCTAACTTATCTTGGAGAGCCTTAAGTTCTTCTTTCTTTGCATCTATTTCTTCGCGTAATGAATTGAATTCTTTTTCTTCGTCTTCAGTCATTTCACGAACTTCAGCTTTACAAAGATCAACGATTTCTTTAGCTCTTAAAGTAGCTTGGTTGATTTTTTCTTTAATTTCTACTGAATTCATATGATTGTAAATATAATTTTGTAGATTAATTTATTTTCACATGTTACATAAATACATGTTATATTGTAATAATATAGTAACTTCTTTTAAGAAGTTACGAATATCAACACGTCAGTGTGATTATAGTAATTTTCTAGAATGAATGAAATGATTGGCCTAGCCGTTTGCTAAGCCAATCAAATTATATGTTTAAGAACCTGATACGCTTGACATTATTTTTATTTCTGTATTATCTGCCCATGCATTTCCGTTTTTATTGGTTGAAGGGAATGTAAATGTTATATATGGAAGTCCTGTTTCTGGAGTATTATTATATGTCCATGTTCCAGGATTTGTTATTGTATTGCCTGAAGCATCGGATGCATCTGTATATGTTATTACACCTGTGTCAGGATCTGTTTGTTTATAAGCGAAGTGGTGTTCTGTTTCTATGCCGCCATTTTCTTGATATTCAAAATCTATTTTAAATTTTTCCATATCTGTTGGTAAACCTGTTGATACAAAGAATGTTATTTCTGATGTTCCTGGATATAAACGAACTGTATCTGTCCAAGAACCGTCTGTTAATTGGCTTCCTGTAACAGGAGTTGAACCTATATTAATTTGGCTAACGTTTTCTGGGGCAGCACTCATTGCCCAACCTGCATTAAAATTAACACCTGTACCTAAATAATTAATCCAAATATCTACATTTGCTCCATTTACTGTTGCTGTCCAGTGGTCTGTGTCCCAAACTGCTCCACTTTGTAAAGCATAATCAGCTACATTGCCTGTAGGGTAAACATCAATTACATCACCATCATTTACTTGAACACCTTCAACTAATTCTTGTGTTGGAAATGAAGCTGGTTCATTATTTATTTTAATAGTTACATTTTGATGGATATCACCACCTTCTAATATAAATTTATAAGTTGATACTGGAGCATCTGCTAATGTTATAACTAAGTCTGTTTCAGGAGCTATAAATTCTGGGCCAACTGTACCTTGTGAACCAGTTCCACATTCAGGGTTAAATACAACAACTTTACCTTGTCCTATTTCTCTTTTGTCGACTGAATATGTTCTACCAACTACTAAATTTCCATGTTCTAATTCTGGATTTTCACCGTCTTGATATGTATCAACCCATGTGTTTTGTGGTTCATCATATATTGTTAAACCATAAGGGGCTGTTACTGTGATTTCTGCTGGAGAAGCATTTTCAATGCCAATTGAAATAGAATCAGTAATTGGAGAAGTTGCGTACCATGTACGTCCTGTTTCTTCATTTACCCAACGTACTGGAAGATATTCCATGCCTGTTACACCAAATTGAGCTGCAACATCAGAAATACCTTCTTTACATTCTAAAGCTATATGTTGTCCTTCTTCAACATCAGTTTGGAATGGGAATGATAAATCAACTCCAGCTACCCAACTTTGAAGGATAACATTATCGGCATTTTGAACTTGGATTTGGTTGATTGCATTTTCTGCACCAGTACCATAAATTCCGAATGTTAATGAACCTTGAGGATCTTCTTGCTCAACATAAGGTGCCCATTCTGGCACGTTAACACACATAGTATGGTAATTATATTTTACAATCTTTTCTGCCAAAGATTGGTTCATTTCTACGAAACCTTTGTAAGATTCTTCTTGAACCTTTATAACTTCAGCATCTGTATCTTGAGTAATCTCGTATGGATTTACGTCAAATACATAAAGAATATTATTAAGTTTCTTTTGTTTCATATTTTTGTGATATGTATTTTAATCTAATATAGTAAATTATTTTCTTCCAAAATGATACCCTCTTTCTAAATAATAATCAACTAATTCTGTTTTTATTAAGCGTTCGTCAGTTCCATTATTCATCCAATGTTGTTTTATGTTTCTTTTTGCTTGCCTTATTGCTGCATTACGTTTCTCTTTAACTTCTGGTCTATTTTGTATAATCCTTGCTTGTTCACTCCATTTTAATTTAAATTCTGGTTTATTCTTCGTTTCTTTTTGAGCTTTTGATTGTCTTTCCTTCGTTATTGGATTATTATTGTTTTCTGTATATGTACACCATCTTAAATTTTCTTTTTTATTATCATGGCTGTTTCCATTAATATGATCAATACATGGTTTATTTTCAGGATTAGGAATAAATAATTCCGCTACTGCGCGGTGTACTAATATACCTGCAAAGTAATAATATTTAGAATGTAATATATTATCAAAATTAATTACTTCACCATTTAATTTAACTCTACCTTGGTCACTTACTTCATATACTTTTTTACCTCGTGTAGGATGGAAGCTCTCCTTATATACTTTCCAAATTTCTGATTCCATGATATTATGCTATATATTTATGATTAAGTATTATGAAAAAAAGACCAACTTTTCGTTTGCAACCTACTCAGTTGGTCATAGCATAATACTTATATATTAAAATAGATAATACTTAATAAACAATATTATATTTGTTGTTTATTTCTTCAATTAGTTTTGTATTATTCATTTTTGGGTTATAGACGAAAAAATCCTCTGTTTTCCTGTGGTCTAAGTGACACATTCCACGTATATATAATTTATAGATGTATTCTTCGTATGATTTGCATACATAATGTCTTAAATAAATATGGTCATATGCTTTATCATAAAAGCTTTTGGTGAAGTTAGAAAGACACCATTTAGATAGATTATATGGCCAATGCATCATAAATACATAGTCATATCTATTACAATTAAGGCATATTTTCTTTGTATTTCTTGTAATGCAATCTATTTTGCTAAACCCACATTTCTCTGTGTATGTATCTATTAAAGAATATGGAGTTTTTGGTTTATAGTATAATCCGTTGGCATTATAATTCTGCCACTGAAGCATGAAGGCATCATAATCATTATATCTTGCTAAAATAGTATGAAGGTCATCATCTATAGTTATATATTCATCTACATCCATGATAAAACACCAGTCAAAATAGGGCTTAACTGTCTTATATGCTAAATTGAAATAGTTATTCTGAAATTTCTGAAGATTAAGTCTTCTAATTATTTCATCTGCACGTTCTTGTTCTGTCTTATACAAGTCCATAACATTTCTAAGTTCTACATTCTTGTACTTTGAAGTTATGGATAAATGAGATGTTGAATTAATGTCTTCATAAATGAATAGTCTATCAATCCCTAAATTAAGGTGGTAGACTATCCATTCTTCCAAATATAATTGTTCGTCCTTGACGATTGTTATAACACACGTTCTGCTCATTATAAAATATAGTAATGTTATTTTCTGCCTAAATGATAACCTCTTTCTAAATAATAATCAACAATTTCAGGTTTTATAAGTTTATTATTTATACCATTAGTTATCCATACTCTATCTACCATTGCTTCACGGCGTTTTGCTTTTACTTCTGGTCTATTATTTGCTTCTTTTACTGCTATATGATGTTTTTGTTTTACTTCTGGGTTTTTATTGGCTTCTTTTAATGATGCACTCCGTTTTGCATTTACTTCTGGGTTTTTATTGGCTTCTTTTAATGATGCACTCCGTTTTGCATTTACTTCTGGATTATTTTTATTGGTTTCTGATTTATGTTTTCTAGTTAATGGATTATTGCTATTTTCCTTGGGTGTACACCACCTTAAATTAACTGCTCTATTATCATGTGTATTTGTATTTATATGATCAACTTGTGATTTATTTTTAGGATTAGGAATAAATAATTCTGCTACAGCACGATGCACATAAAAACTGCCAATACTATAATATTTTCTTTTAGATTTTGAAAGATCAACTAATTTACCATTACGTTTTACATTACCTAAGTTACTAACTTCATATATTCTATGTCTACATCTTAGTATATTAATTTCTTTATACACTTTCCAAATTTCGTTTTCCATGATTTTAATTTGATATATTTGTATAGAAGTATTTATGAAAAAAGAGCAAGCTTTCGTTTGCAACCTACTTGCTTGCTCCAAATATATCAAATACTTCTAATTATAAAATAGTTAAATTATAACTAAATATCAATTTTTGCTGCCGATTCTAATTCTTGTAATTTATTGTCTAAAGATTCAATTATTTGCTGCTTCTTTGCTTCTTCTGCTTGGCGTTCCTCTTCCTTAAAGGCATCTAATGAACGACAAGATACTTGAGTTGCTGAATAAGCAGGAGCACATGATAAGATTGATACTTCATCTAATAAGCCAATATGTCTTATAGTACGGTCATATGTTCCGTCACCGTTATTAACCCATTGCTCGTCATCTGGAGCAAAAGCAAAAGACATAGCATCGAAGTCACCACGACGAATGCCTTCTAATAATGCATCACCAAATGCTGTGTTAGGAGCTTCGGTCTCAAATTCAAGTCCTCTATCTGTTACAAATAAACGAAGAGATCCTTTACCGAACTTTGAACGGCCGTATGTACCTTGACTTGAATCATGATTAAGATATAGCTTCACATCAAAACGGTCTATAATGTCTTCTAATGCTTCAGGTTCTATTGTCTCATAAAACTCACCATATAAAAGGTCTGAACGTGAACCTGCAGGGATTGCTAAGCCACGTATAAGACGAGAGCCTTCTTCTATTGCACGTAATTCTGATATGAAGTTTCTTATTTCTAAATTACTGTTCTTCATCTTTATTTTCGTCTGTATTTTTGTCTTCTTGATTTACTTTATTCTGATTTACATCTGTGAATGATACTGTAAGTTCATCACCACCTTCAACAGGAGGATAGCCTAACTTCTTTCTTGCTTCATTTCTTGTCAATATACCAGAATTAACCAATGTATTTAAGTAATTTGCTTGTGATTGTTTGTCTTGCTTAATGATATCTTCCTCTACAATATCAATATAATAGTTATATTTCATTGAAGGCATGATAAGCTTGTTATTGATTTCTTGTTCTAACATAGCAATATAAGGAGCAAGAGTATTGATAACGAACTGTAATTGAGCTTGTTCTATTGAGTTATAAGATGATTTAGATAAGTCACCTAACAAAACAGGGCTGATGTTGAAGAAACGTGCTACTTCTTGCACATTGAAAAGTCTAGTCTCCAATAATTCTGCATCTTTAGAATTAGAAGATACTGGAGTATATTTCATACCACCTTCCAATACTGCTAGTCCTGCGCCTGCACCCAATTGTGATTCATTCCATGCTGAACGTATTGCTTCTCTTTGATCTTTTGTCAAACGTGGGGTTTCTGTTGATAAAACACCTTGAACTGTCATACCAGAAGAGAAAAATTCGTGAGCTGCCTTTTCTGCTGATGCTGAAAGCTTAATTGTTGAGTTCGCATAGTCAAGAATAGAAATACCATTGACACCATCTTTAGTAAGCATTCTAAGATGAATAATATCTACTGGTTCTATCATTGAACTTGAGATTCTAGGACATTGATATAATAAAACGCCTGTTACTTTATTATAGAAAATGTTACATTCGCCAAATGGCAAATATTTGATTGATTTTGGCTTACCGCCTTTGTCACGTTCTATATAAGCAAAACCGTTACCATGCAAAAGACAATCTTTAATCATTGATTTCACAGTCATAAACTGTGTCAATTGGCTATTTGACCATAAGTCTTTCAAAAACTTATCATCGATGTTATCGTCTTCATCAAATGATTTCAATTCCCAAGACATTTGAGCGATGGAGTTTGATATTAAAGAAACTGCACTGAAAAATGCTGATTGATGCATTGCTCCATAATCCTTCAAATTAAGAAGTTTCTGTAAAAGTCCAATTCCTGCGTTTACTTCATCACATGCGCTTGTGGTAGTCTCTTGATGTGGTGCTTCTGAACGCACTTCTTTTTTGCTAAACCACCATTTCATATGAAATTAGTAATATATTTGTAGTTTCTATCATCGTGTATAGATGATATATTTAAATAAAATAGTAAATTTAAACAGTCCACGCTTCGGGTGCAAAATATTTACTATTAAGATAGCATCCTAATGCTTCAAGCATCGCAATAACACAGTCAATCTTATTGTTCTTTTCTCCATTTGCCTTTGTTGGTTTGACATTTTCCATGTGGTCTATCATTAATTCACAATTGGAAAAACACCAGTCAGTAACTATATTCTTGTCTATTACACATTTTCCTGAACGTATTAAGATTTCTAAGAATTTTGTTGGTTTGTTGAAAGAAGATAATGTCTGTGAATATGCTGCAATAGGTAGTCCTTGTTCTTCTGCATTTATTGCCCAGCTTGTAGCGTTATATGTATCATACCCATAATCTATAATCTGAAGCTTTCCATTAAGTTCTAATTGGTCCTTTAATATTGTATTATAATCAATTACGTTTCCTGAAGTCTTGAATGCTTGTCCTCTTCTAATATATTCCTTATAGAATTCTTTGTTTGCTGAAGTCTCCAATGCTTCTTCAGGTATATAGCTCCATTGTTTGAATATAAATTTGTCAGGATGCAATTTTCTATCA